TCGTGTCCACCTATCTTTTATTGTGAATGAAAAGAATGTTTCTAATTTAGTTATTCCTATCCGAATAATAATTGAATCTCCGTTAAGTGTAGAGTAACCCATTGAAAACATCAATAATTTTAAAATAGTACATTGCCATGCATGATAATGATTGTTTTTATATTCATCATTTATCCATGCGGTCTTCATTAGCTCTAAACCGAATAGCTTTGTGATCGTTCCTGTTTTTGTCATATAATTCTTCCTGTTTTTTAAATACCATTGTCATTGTTTCTTTAACGTCATGATCATGTATATGAATATATACATCTTGACCTTCTATTTTTTCTATTGTATTATTTTTAATATGTATTTCTACTGATGCCATGTTATTCTCCTAGTATGTGGACAATAGGGCACAAATAATGGAATCTGTGCCCATATTGCTAGTTGCATTTATCATATCTAAATGTGTTCCAGTCAAATTTTAAGCGAATTTCAAAATCAGATTCATCTCGTGATTTAACAGAACGCACTGTTCTTATTACTTCTTTTGTTTTTCCCTCATAAGCTATGTATTGATCAGACTTTTGTTCAATAGCACTATTACCTTTTCCACTATGTACCGTTAATCTTTGTCCTTCTTTTGCATTAAAAGATGCTGACTTAGATATATGATGTATAGCAAATACAATAACATCTTCTTGCATAGCCATATCTTTAAGTCCATTTGCAATAATTTCTTGTCTTGCAAAATCATCTTTACCAGCATATTTAGCTGGTATACGATCAATAGTGTCAAAAACAATTATTTTACAGTCTTGATTAGCAACATATGTACTAAGTTCTTGTATGTCAGGACTAGTTGTCTTGAGTTTAATATGGTTCATTAAGTTTTCAGCTTTTGCCAATACATTTTTATCTTTTGTTTTGAGTGCAGTCATTATATCTGGTTTTGACATATTCAATGAAGCCTGTATAAAACGTCTAGACATTGTAATATCATCAACTTCTAACGAAAAGAACAATGTATTTATATGAGGTAATTGTGTAATTAAGTAAGATATGAAAGCTGTTTTACCAAGTCCAGTATCACCAATTAGAGTAATTAATTGTCCTGTGGTAAAAACATGTTTTTGTTTTATAAATGGAAAAATTGCTTTAAGATCAAATGATCTATTTTCAAAATCTTCATTTGCAAATCGTATTAAATTATCAATCATTCCACTAGAGTCTAAAATATCTTTATTTTCATCTAAGTCTTTATATTTAAATAGCATACATTTGCTATCGCAATATGGTTGTAAGATAAAATGATTACATCCATAATTGTAATCATTTTTAAAAGCATCTGAAACTATACGACTACTTTCTTCAGCTTTTAAAGGGTTTTCCATTTTAGACATATAAGCACGTGCTAAATTATCACAAGCATGTTTATCAAATCCAAATTTCTTTCTCCAAATACTTACTAATGCTAATAAATGTTTATGTCTATGGCCTTTTACATGTCCAGCATTATAAATATGCTGAATGCATGTTATATGCCTTGTTGTAATTCCTTTAGCATTATCAAATATTTTACGAACTTCTTTGATATTTTTACGACTAATATCCATTGGATCTAATGTACTAAGTTTTTCATCTTTAATAAGATGAGGTACGTAATCATTATTAATTTTTTCCGCTAATTCACATATTTCACTATAAGCTTTATTTTCTAAATAATCATAAGGTATAGGTATCTTAAAAAGATTGGTTTTTTTATTTAATGAAAATCCAGCTCTTATAAGTCTTCTTGAATCGTAAATTAAATCAATATGTTTACCAAAATCACGCTGCATAGTAATACGTACTTGTTGTGATAGTTTATTAGAGGGTTTAAAACCGTAAACATTAGCAAGATGTATATGAAATCCTGTTCCTGAAAACCAAATATTGTAATGATGTGGTTCTATAGTTTTTTTGGTCATTTCATCTATAATATTTACTACATTGTTAATAGTTTTTAATCCTCCATTATCTTTAGTTCCTTCTTTTATATAGTCAATATCAATTACAATTTTGTCTATATATTGAATTCCGTTATATCCAGTAACGCTTCCATTTGCTTTGACATAATCTTCAATGTCATTAGCATATAAAAACATGCTTCTGTATATTTCTTGTCCAATTGCATTTCGTGCTATTTCTGCAAAATCATTTATTTTGCAAAACATATTCCTATTTGCAACAGAACCAACTGCATATTCTACATACCATTCTGTATTATCCATGTAATATCCTTTTTAAAATTAGTAGGCAGGTAGCTATAATGAGAAGTAATTAACTTTCTGATATATAACATTTATCACTCTACCTACTAATCTTCTTACTATAGGAGACGTTTATATCTGCGTTAAATCAAATTGAGTTTCTAACGCAGCCTTCATTTCTTCTGCAGATTGCTTTGGTTCAGGTGGCCCAGATCCATTATTTTTATGTTGCTCCATAAAATCATCATCAGCATAGTTTTTAATCCAGCCATTTTCTACATCTTTAAGTACTTTGCTTTTTAGATAGCCTTGTGGTGATCCTACAGGTGCAACTATTTTATATGTTTCCCACCATAGTTTTCCACTTTTAAGAACTTTTGTAGTTGGATAGTCGCATTTTATAAATTCCTTACCCACGACCTCATCTAACCATGTATCTGGTATGCTGTAATCGTCATTTAATTTTAGGTTTTTTCGATTTAAGCAAGATTCAAAGAATGCTCTAACTACAAAAGCATTTCCCCAAGATTTATTATCTGTTACAGGAAACGTTTTATTTAGTTTACCTTTAAACTCTATTTTATTAGGGATTTCTCCTTTTGAAGTACGTACATTGCATTCTACAGTTAGAAATAAATCAAAATGTGGGTTATAGCTTCCCCAGTTTTTTTCTACATCATATTCTAGATTAACTGAAGTAACAACACATTGTTTTTCATGTCCACCAGTCATTATTTAACTCCTTGTTTCTTTTTATCATTATATTCTTTAGTTTTGGTTTTCAATTGCTCTATAGCTTGATTTGCTTTAGCCTCTGTTGGATTAGTTTTAACAAATTCACGTACCTTAGCTGATTTGCCTGTACCTTTAAAGGCAACACCGTCAGATAAACGTTGTAACTTAACCCATTGTTCTGGCGTGATGTGTCCTTTTTTATATTCAACAAATCCACCTACCGTTACAGGTCTATTGTCCATGCTATCAGCATCTGCTGTATCATCTATAGCAAATAAACCATTGCAAGCATATTTACGAGCATAAGATGAAGTAGCACCTGTAATTTGACTATCGTCCATACCTTTTTTAGTTACAGACTCTCTAGCCCAACCTGTACATGATATTGAATCATTTCCATCGGTTAATGTTACAGTTGCTTTAATATAATTAAAACCATTTACACATTCAATAGAATCAGAAATAATTACTGCTGTTCCTGTTTTAGATAGTAAAGGTTTTAAGGCTTCTAAAATATCAGAAAGATTTCTGTAATTATACTTACCAAATGTATTTACATGTCCCTTCTCTACTTTAAGTTCAGATTGTATTAGACTTAAACTTTTAGCTAAGTCTTCATTTATATTTACTATATTTTCCATGTTTTTCCTTATGTTTACATCGTTAAGTAGGAAGGTCGAGAAGTGAGAACCTGTGTGTATTATTACATCTCACTAGTCTAGACTCTAACAGGACTTGCTCTACTGTCCCTACTTGCAGATGATTGTACAAATAAAGGAAGCAGTGCACCCATATAGACATGCGGAGTCTATGAGGTAGTTGTAAGTGGGAGATTTTACGCACTACTTCCTAAAATTTGGTTCAACGCAGCCCCTAAGAACGCACATGTTCTTTAACCGTGTGTGTTTATAGTATAACAAGCCTATCGTCATAGGACTTACTGCCCAGCATTTTTGCAATCTTGATTGCTCATCGGTGATTGAACCATAATAATTAAGCTATCGCTTTATTAACATAATCGTGCAACTTAATATGTTTTTCGATTATCTTATTTGGTGGTGTACTTTTTAATGCTTCTGTACACGAATTATAAAGTGACCATACATTTTTAGGTTTAAACTCTTCATAAGGTGGCTTTTCCCAACATCTCAAAGCAGTATTAAACTGTTGAGATCTTAATACCTTATGACCTGCCATTTTTCCTAAAAATTCATAAGCTTGATCATTTGTTACATTGACATTAGTCATTGCATCACGATCTCTTATAATATTTTGGAATTTAGCAGTACTGTTATAAATAACAGATACAAGTTTTTCTTCTAGGTCTTGTATAACATTTTTAGTGTGTTTTCTCATATACGTTATTTCACCACGAAATATGAGATTATCACATACAAATATTTTTGCACCGCTACATATACCATTAGACATACTTTTATCATAGCTAGAT